CTCAGGCAAATGCGGCAATTCCAGATTTTACAATCTATCAATGTACAGATGTTAGCAACTCATTATCTGATAATAAGGCCTTATCAGGTAATTGCGAAATTTGGTATAACGCGGATGTATCGGCCGCGGATACTTTGACAAGAGGTACAGCTGCTAAAACTTACAGTTTTTCCGCGGCCCTAGCAACAAAGATTTGCTGGTTTCAATTAGACCTAGCAAATTGTTTGGACCTAGCAAATGATTTCGATTGTATATACGTAACCAGCGGCGGATCTAACGCGGCAAATATTATTTCGGTTAATTTTTATCTAGATCCAAAATATGCAGAAGATGTATTGCCAGCGGCAATAACTGATTAAGGAGGGGTTTAATTTGGCAAATAGAAGCGCAATTTTTTCTAGCAACGTTCCGGGCGGCCCTCAAAATATAGTCGATTTTGCTAAGCATCCATATGATGTATATTTTATTGATTCTAGCAATAGTAGCGCAAGCAATGCGGCCGGTTATGGAAATAGTCCCGATATTCCCCTAGCAAGCATTGATTATCTTTTTTCCCTAGCAACCGCCGGGAAAAAAGTTGTTGGATATGTTTTGCCAGGTCATACGGAAACTTATAGCACAACCGGAACAAAAATGACGGCCGATAAAGCCGGGGTACATATTATCGGACTTGGAAAAGGATCTAACAGGCCAACTATAACTTTTGGTCATGTTGATGCAACTTGGGTTATATCGGCGGCTAATATAACAATTGAAAATTTTCTTTTTGCAACAAGTGTTGATAGTGTTGTTACTTATGGAACAATCTCAGGCGCAGATTTCAAAATGGTTGATTGCGAATGGAGAGACACGACAGATATTGAAGTTATAACAGATTGGACCGTCACAGGGGATAGACCACAATTTATAAATTGTAATAAAAGCGGATATACTGGCGGTGATGCTAATGTTAGATGTCTTTCATTCGCTGGTGTTGATGGTGCTTTAATAAAAGATTGTAATTTTGCAACTAAAGTTACAACTGCGGTTATTGGTTTTGTTACGACTGCATGTACTAACATGATCATTGATAATTGTAAATTTGGAGTAAATGGTACAACAGATTATTCCAAAAATGTTGTTGATACAATTGGCGGATCTACCTGGATCGTTACAAAAGGCTATGATATTGGGGCCGGTTCAAAATTCTCCGGCGGTTCCGGTGGAGCTTTAGCCGGTGATGATGTCGGAGCAGTGGCAACGGCAGTAACAAATTTGCAAACAGATTTAGGCGATTATAGCGGAAGAACTAATTTACAATCAAAATTAGCTCTTGATGGAAATCCGGACGTAGCCGGGGCCACAACTTGGAGTGCTTTAATTGGTTTTAATGGTACTTATGATAGTACTTTAGGAACAAAAGTAACAAGAGCAAAGGCTGATGTTTTAGACAGTGTTCAAAATGCCATTTTTGATGTTACCGGTGATGTTTTAATTACTCATATTGAAGGTCTTATTGAAGATGGGGCCGTTGATAATGAAGCCGTTAACACTAAATTAATTTGGAACTCTACTACATATGGAGATACAGATATTTGCGCTAATTTAGATTTAGATAGCGCGGCCGTTGGAACTAAATTAGGAATAACCGGAACATTTACCGATGCATTACAATCTGATGCAAATGGAGCTTTAAAACTTCAAGATCCTATCACTTTAAAAGGTGGCGGCACTATAGATATTTTAACCGGTGCAGATGGCGGCGGCGATAATAGCGCAACTGTAAGTTTCGTTATTTATTATAAAAAAATGTCTAGTGATGGCGCTATTTCTGCAAGTGCATAGGAGTGATTTTAAATGGCTGTTTATAGAATTACGAATATTGAGACTTTTATTGGGGCCTCAACAGATGACAAACCAACAGGAGTCCCGCCGGGATCAATATTTTTTGAATATGACACTTATAAAAGATTTGTTAATTATGATGGAACCAATTGGATTATTCAAGAACTTTATACAACTAGTTAAGGGGTGGCAAATATGGATTTACAAATTAAATTAATTACAGATGTTAGTTCTGAATTAGTTAGTGTATCCGAACTAAAGACACAATTAAGAATTGATGCTTCGGATGAAGATGCATATTTGCCAGGTTTAATTACAGCGGCGCGCGAATATTGCGAAAATTTTACAGGGAGAACAATAGGCACTAAAACTTTAGAAGGAATATTAGATGATTTTCCTTGTGAAGGAATTTATTTATTTGATTCTCCTGTCCAATCAATAACTAGTATTAAATATATTGACAGTGATGGGACGGAAAATACCTGGAATAGTATTTATTATGTTTCAAATTTAGATATTATTCCGGAACGTATTTACCCGGCTTATGGGCAAAGTTGGCCAGCATATACACCTTATCCAACCGGATCAGTAAGAATAAGATATCAGGCCGGCCATACTTCAAGTAATTTACCGGAAGCAATTAAACAAGCTATTTTATTAGTAGCTGGGGATTTATACGAAAATAGAGAGGCAACAAGTGAAAAAAAGGTTTATGAATTGCCTTTTGCTGTTAAGGCTCTATTGACTCCATATAAAATTAGGTGGTTTAGATGAGACAGGGATTAATTGATGAAAGTAAAAAAATCCGGGCCGGTAAATTAACTAAAAGATTAGTTCTTCAGACAAAAACAATTAATGATACTAGAAACGGATCTTTTAAAGAAAATTGGACAGAATTGGACACTGTTTGGGCCAGGATTAATCATATAAATCAAACTGAAAATATCTTAGGAAAAAGCGTTAATAATACATCAATCGCAATAATTTTAATCAGATATAGATCAGATATAAACACTAATTGCCGGGGTTATTGGAATGGCAGCTATTATAATTTTACTGAAATTATAAATGTTAATAGTGAAGATAGAAAATTGTTAATTACCGCGGAGGTAAGAAGCAATGAACAAAGTTAGTTATAAAAGTAATTTTGATAAAGCTGAAAAGGCTATATTAAAAGCTTGTGATAATTCAATAAAAGAATCCGAACATTTTTTAAAAGACAGATTAAGAAGAATAATAAACGTAAAATTTAATAAAATTACCGGAACACTTTTAAAATCGGTTCAATCAAGAATAAATTTTAGTGAGAAAGTAATAAGAAAAGTTTATGTAGGAATTAGCAGAGATGCTTTTTATGGATTATTTTTAGATAAAGGGACAGGAATAAGAAGACATAAAAAGACTGGAAAAAGTGTGGGTAAATTACCACAAACACGATTTATCAGAAGTTTTTATCGGGAAAATAAAGAAGCGGTTGAGGCCATAATTAGTAAATATTTCAAAAGGATTTGATATTATGATCAATTTAACATATCAAATTAAAGAAAAAGTAAAAGAATTTTTGCCAAGAGTTTACAATCGTAAAGCTCCGGCTGGTGCTGAATATCCTTATGCAATAATTTCAAAGCGCGGCTACGGTGATAATGTAAATGAATCTGATTTTATTTATATTATTGAATTAATCGATAATAATACAGATACAACCGAGATTGAAACTTTAGAGTCACAAATGATGAAAAGTATTGAATTAAATGGCTTGGATCATTTTTGTTATGAAGATGAATTTTTAAACTTTGAAATGTTTTATGACGATAATTACAGTGATGAATCAGACGATAACAACGAATATTTAAATTCTAGAGTTTTAGAATTTTTAGTAAGAGCATATTTTTATAAATAGGGAGGTTTTAAAATGGCTATTGTTACTTTAAGTGTAGCAAGTACAAGCGCACTGGCGGCCTTAGAATTATATAGCGGGGGTTATACGGCCGCAGAAGATACAAATGGATTTAAATTTCTAAATGATGGTAAAACAAGATTTTATATAAAAAATGCTGATGATGGAGCATGTACTGCGACTATTGATACGCCGCAACCATGTTCATATGGTGGAACAACTATACATGATACAGATCTTACAATAACTAATGCTAAAGATTATGTAATAGGCCCATTTGCTAAATCTAGATATAACGATGCAGATGGTTACGTTACTATAAGTATTACGCCAAATACAGATGCAACTGCAATTTCTGCAAAAGCAATAAAATCAACGTTTTAAAGGAGGTGGAAAAATATGGGAGCAGCTATTACGCCAGCCGTACCAACCGCGACCAATTTATGGAGAGGTACTGGCATATGTTATAAAGAACATGGAGAGGGAACCCAGCGAGAAATTGGAGCAACAAGAGGCGATATTAAATTTTCAGATGATCGGGAATTTAGACATCAAGATTATAACGGAATGTATGGACCAACTGAGGGCCTAAAAGTTATGACAAAAGCGGTCCAAACGTTAACATTCCCATTATTGGATCTAAGTTATCAAAATTTTGATGATTGTTTTGCTGGTTTAGCCGTCTCAGATGAAGGGGCCTACCATGAAATTACTGAAGATTTAGCCGTCGCGGCGGCTGATTACCACGAAAATATTACCTGGGCCGGAGAACGAAAAGACGGCAAATATGCTTTAATTTTGATTTTCAATGCTTTAGGTGATGGAAAAATTGAAATGAATATGAAAGATAAGGACGATATTGTTTTAGATACACAATTTACAGCTCATTATGGTACTGCGACACCTACGACACCACCTTGGGCAATAAGGATGGAAGATTAATAGGGGGGCTTTTCCCTCTATTAGTTTAGAAAGGATTTAATCATGGAAATTAAAATAAATAACAAAACATATAATTATTTTATGAAAAGGGAGCACGTGGGCCTTTTTACTAAAATAATTGCTAAATTAATTGATGCTGAAAAATTAGAAGAGTTTAAAAATAAAAACGAAATAGTTTTATTATTAAAGATAGTAAAAGAAGGCCTATTATCTTTCAATAATTCCGATCCTGATACTTTAAAATTTATAGCTTCAATTTATAATGTACCTAAAAAAGAGATTGAAGAAATGGGATTTTTAAAAGAATTTAAGCTATGGAAGAATTTCTTTAAAGATGAGGATTTTAAAGATTTTTTTTCATTAGTATTCAGCTCAATTGGGCAGAGGAACTAGACTTAATATACTCAAGATATCACGATCCACAATCAATTCTAAATATGCATTTTCTAGATGCTGAAAAGATTTTAAAAGTAGCAAAAGACAAAATATTAGAAGATTTTTTATATAAAAGATATTTAGTTGAATTGCCATTAATGGACAAAAAAAATTACATGTCTTTTGAAGAATATAAACAAAAGATTTTTGAGTTTGTGAGGATGAAAAATAGAACTAAAGAAGAAAAAGAAAAAGACCTTGAAATAGCAAGACAAAAAGCACAAAAAGCAATGAATCTTTTAAATAAAAATAAAGATTTTCACAAACCGAGAATTAGAAAAAGTCAAAAACCTAAAAATCAAAGAATATCAAAATTTATAAAGTAAGGAGGTGGCAAAATTGGCTTTTGATGTTTTTAGATTAGCCGGAAGCGTTGTTTTAAACGCGGCTAATGCAATTAGCGGATTAAGAAATGTTAGGACTTCAAGCGACCGGACTTCAGAAAGTATGGAAGAATTGACAAGACGATTTTGGCAAAATGAAAGACGTTTACAAGGATTTGGAGACGAAGCAGAAGAAGCCGAGGACGATTTACAAGGGCTTAGACATGAAATGAATAATGTTAGCAATAATTCAATGACATTTAATCAGAGATTACAATCGCTTGGAAATGGGATGAAATCTGTTGGAAACAGTGTTAAAAGTGCCGGCTATTTTATGTCCACATTTGTTACCGCTCCAATTTTAGCCGGGATTGCCGGAGCTATAAAGCAAGCAAGTGATATGAATGAAACTATTTCAAAAACTCAAGTTGTTTTTGGTGAGGCTTCTAAAGAAGTTTTAAAATGGTCAAATCGTACACTAAAAAGTGTTGGACTTGCAAAAGGAACAGCTTTAGACATGGCCGCCACCTTTGGTGATATGGGAACGGCTATGGGATTAAACAGTAAACAGGCAAAAGACATGGCTATGAATCTTGTTGATTTAACCGGAGACATGGCAAGTTTTAAAAATATGAAACCTGAAGAAATCCATATAGCATTAACCGGAGCTTATACCGGAGAAACTGAGGCATTGAAAAGATTAGGAATTGTCATGACTGTTGCAAATTTAGAGCGTTTTGCTTCGGCACAAGGAATTAAAAAAGAATATGACGAAATGACCCAGGCCGAAAAGATCCAATTAAGATATAACTATATTATGAATGCCAGTAAAAATTCTGTTGGTGATTTTAAAAGAACCCAACAAAGTGCGGCAAATCAGATGAGAATATTTACAGAAGGAATAAAAGAATCCGGGGCAAAAATAGGAGCTATATTTCTTCCCTATTTTACTAAGGCTATACAAATTGTTAATAAATTAATGGATAAATTCCACAATTTAAATCCAGCCATGCAAAAAATCGTAATAATCGCCGCTTTAGTCGCGGCCGGAATAGGTCCGCTTTTAGTTGTTATAGGGACCGCAATAACTTTAATTGGTGGATTAGTCGCGGCAATTGGTACAATCGGATTACCAGTGGCGGCCGTAATAGCCGCAATATTCCCACTTATCGCGGCTTTAGGTGGTTTTATTACAATGATTGGATTAGTAGCATATAAAACCGGAATACTTCAAAAAGCTTTTAATTTTTTAAAAAATATGTTTGAAGCAATAAAAAACATAATACAAGGAAATTTATCTAATGCTCTAAATATTTTAACTCAAAAAATGGGTTTATCTTCAGCGCAAGCGGCTATATTTACACAAAAAATAGTTCAGGCTAGAAATGCAGTAAAAAAATTAATAGAAGTTATAAAAAATGTAGGCAAACTTATAAAAGCCATGTTTGATGGTGATAAGCAAAAAGTTGTTGACTTGCTAATTAAAAAATTTAAATTTAGCAAAAAAGAAGCAGAAGAGTTTTGGAAAAAAATGAAAACTTTAAAAAATGAACTATTAAAATTTGCTAAAACTTTAAAAAATGATGGTGTAAAAGCATTAACTAAATTTGCTGAATATATAAAAAGAGGCGCAAAATTTATTGTTGATCATAGGAAAGAAATTGCAAAAGCAATTTCAAACATTATAAGATTTGGAACAATTTTAGTAAAACAAGCAAAGGCCGCTTATGATGCCGCTAAATGGTTAGTTAAATTTGGAACTAGGGTAAAAGATGCCTTGAAGTCTGCGGAAAGAGCAACGTCAAGATCAATAGGTATAATAGTATCAAAAATTTTAGGAATAAAATCAAAAATGTGGTCTGCTGGTTATAATGCTATAAAAGCTTTAGGTAATGGAATCGTTAGTGCTTTTGGATTTTTAAGAGATAAAGCATCTCAGGCCGCCGGAATAATATCTAGTTTTCTTGGATTTAGAAGTCCAACAAAAGAAGGGCCGGGCCGTTTAGCTGATAAATGGGGGCCAAATTTAATTACAATGTTATCAAAAACAATATTAGATAAAAAAGGCTTATTAAGATCAGCAATGGAAAAAATATCCGGCGAAATGGATTTAACCGCTAAAATAAAAAATATTGGAGTATCGGCAACTAATAATTTAGGATCTGGAACATCCGGAAAAGCAAAAGTAATATTACAAATAATGAATCCTAAATTTTTTAATCAACAAGATGTTAGCAAAATGATGCAACCAGTTATTAATAGATTGGAATTTATGGGGTTTGGAAGTAGGTAGAATATGGCTAATAGCTTTTATTTAAAAATTTATGACGTAGAAAATGGGGAGTTAAGAGAAGTTGGCATAGATTCTAATTGGAATCTAATTGCAAATCTTGACTCTAAAACTTCATTTTCTGCAACAATTACAGATTTAAGAACTTTAAGTAAGGTAAACCTTGGTGCTCATGTTACATTTTATAATTTTGATGATGAGGTCTTATTTGATGGATTTATAAAAACTATTGATAAAGATGATCCTTGGGGAAATGATACAAATATATATTATTCGATTAACTGTGTTTGCTGGTGTAAAATTGCAGAACGACGGATAGTTGGAGATATTGTTGAAAATAAAAATGTTGGCAATACAATTATTGATCATATTTTGCCTATTTTAGCACAGGATGGCGTTACATATGGCTATATCGATTGTGATTTACAAATTGAAAGGATAACGTTTAATTATATTACATGCTATGAAGCTTTAAATTTATTACAAAGCTTAGTATACGGCTATAGTTGGTTTATTGCAGATGAAACAAAAAAATTATATTTTTATTATTTAGCAAATGATTATTTGCCAACTAAATTAGATTCTAATATTTATCATAGAAATTTTAAGCAATCAAGAAATATGAGTGTTTATAGAAATACTCAATATTTAAGAGGTGGCAAAGCTAGAACAGCCGAACAATCAAATGAAACGCCATCACCGTTGCCAGATGGTAGCTCTAAAACATTTACATGTAGATTTCCCATTGCAGAAACACCAACTATCGAAACTAATGTTAGTGGCGGCGGTTGGGTAACAAAAACTTGCGGCGTTAATGGAATTGATGATGACGGGACATATGATTTTTATTTTACTTATAATTCGCCAGATATAACCCAAGATTCGAGCGGAACAGTTTTGGCGGTTGGCGATTTAATAAGAATAACTTATGTAGGTTTAAGGGATCTATTTATTATTGTTGATGACCAGGAACAAATTAGAAGAAGGGCCACTATAGAAAATCATGCATTGCCCGGTGGAGCCGCTGGATGTAGTGGAATTTATGAGGCTATTGTTGAAGAGACTGCAATGGATAATATTCCGGTTGGAATTCAATTCGCCAGTGGAATATTAAAAAAATATGGTGATATAGCAGATAAAATAAGTTTTAGCGCCGAAGATGATAATTTTAAATGGGCTTTAGGCTATTTATTAAAAGTTGAGAAAGCAAGTTGGAATATTAATGAATATTTTTTAATAAATCAAGTCCAAATGCATCAATTAGATCCTACACATATTGAGTATAATTTAACCGGGTTAGATGGCGCACTAGTCGGAGGATGGGAATTATATTTTGAAGAGCTACTAAAAAGAGATAAAAAATTTACTATAAATGATAGTGAAGTCCTTGTCATTTTAAAAAATCAGTTTGAAAAAATAAACCATGAAGGACAATACACAATTGATACGTATAATCCTTTATTATATGTTAGTGAATCAACTTATGTTAGCGAATCAACAATACTAGGTGGGACAAAAGAATCGGAGGCTAATGTCTATGATTAAAGAATATAAAAAAAGAATCGGTATTTTTGAGATTGAAATTAGAGAATCCGGGATTTTAACATTTAAAAAAAGATTAAATAATTTAATAATGAATACAATTCTAGATGAAGAAGTCCAAATATATCAAGGGGCCGCTCCGGATCTCGAGATTATGCATTGTGCAATTGGGGATGATGACGGGACCAGTTATCCATTAGCGGCTGATAATTATAAGTTAGGAAATGAAGTTTATAGGGTTCCGGTTGAATCCGGTCCCACTAAAATTGATACCGGATATTTAACAACCGAATTTGTAATTACTAAAAGTGAAGCAAACGGCGAGACAATAAAAGAAATTGGAATTTATGTTAGTACCGCAAGCGAAGATTGGGCCGCTGGGGCTGGCGCTGACACCGGGAAATTAATGTCCAGGGTTTATATGGTTCCAAACGTTGAAAAAACATCATCAAAAGAAATTACAATTAGAAGAATTGATATTGTTCAGAGACCAACAATAGTTTAAGGGAGGGATTTTATGACTGCATATATTCAAGATTATAACAATGCCGAAAATATAGCAAATGATTCAACAGTTTTAAATGCGACAAACTATGGAAATCTAACTTATAAAGTTGATGAAATGCAAATTTTATTAAATGAATTAAACAAATATAAACATACTACAATTCTGGCAAGTGCAAAAGATGCTTGGGCATCTAAGAGTTGGACCGGCCTAGATAATGGCGTATTATCTGAAGATAATACAAATTATATAATGAATGGTAAAAGCTTAAAATTAACCGGTGATGCTAACGAGGACGGAATACATCTCGAAAAAGTAATGGATTTAACAACCCATGCGGACGGATATGCTTCAAGTACAGACGATATAATTACATTATTTTGTTATGTATCATCCGGGGATCTTTCAAATATTACTCATGTAGACATAGGCTTTTATAATGAAGTATATGGAACCTGGGATAATTTCTTTTGGGATAGGTTTGAAGTTTATTTAAAGCCTGGTAAAAATATTGTAAAATTAAAAAAATCAGGATTTTCAGAAACCGGAAGTCCTGATTGGAGCGCAATAAGAGGATTAGATGTTTATTTTGAATCGCCAAGCGCTGAGGTAAGCGTTAGTGTGGACATGATTTTATTACATACACAAGAATTTAAAAATTTTGTAATAAAAACAGCAGATCAATCATTAAATAGTACAACTTCCGTCGAAAATGATAATGAATTATACGTCGATTTACCACAAAATGGGAAATTTGAAGTATTATTATATATATCGGCAATAAGCGCTTCCGCGACGCCTGATATTAAATTTGATTGGACGGTTACCGGTGATGTTTCATTTTTGTATAATAGATTTATAAACTCAGTGCCTTATAGTGCATCCGATGCTTCTGATGCAAATAGAAGACTAGAATGGTTTCCGTATAATCAAGAAGCTGGATGCGCAATAGAAGGTGGATCCGGTGAATCACTATATTTCGAAAATTTTATAGTAAAAACTTTAAATGATGGTGGCCGTCTACAGTTAAGATGGGCGCAAGTAAATTCAAACGGAACAGATATAACTGTAAATGCTGGAAGTTATATAAAAATAACTCAAATAGAATAGGAGAAATATTATGGAATTAACATTGACTGCAATTGCAATCGGGGCCTTTATGGCCGGAACATTTTTATATGAATCAAAAAAAAAGAAGGGTAAAAAATGAATGATAAATTATATAAAATTATTTTACAAATAATGATTCTTATTTGTATAACTGCTTTATCTTTAGTTAAAATTTTGGATAAAGATTCAATAATGTTATTGCTAGGTACGATTGTTGGATATGCCTACGCAGTGGGGAAAGATGCATATATTAATAAATAAAAAAAATAACTAGTCCCCTAGTTAAATTTAAAATTATTTATTGTTAGAATAAAATTATTATATCATATTATTTTTTTAAAATTTTTAATCAGAGAATATTTTTTAAAAATGTCATCTAAATTTTGGCTAGAATCGGATAAATGTAATTTTATTAAATCTGATGATAGAGTACAATAAATTTTATATACATGGATCTTATTTTCTTTTAAATCTTCTTTTAAATCTCTCAAATTTTTTATACTTATGTCTGGATCTACATATAATTTCACTAACATTTTTTAGTCCCCCAATGGTATTATAATATCTTTATTCATTATTAAAATACTATCACAATCCCAACCATATAAATCCCAATATAATCTATCATGATCCTTTGATATAAATACTTCAATTGCATCATAATTTTCTTTTAACTTTTCAAAATCAAGATATATATTATAATTGCCTAAAATTGGGCTGGAAGTCATTTTTATTTTTGGTAATTCATATAATTTATCGGCATTATCAATTTTTAATATTTTACTATTTTCTACTAATTTAAATTCAAAAAAGAGTTTTAATTTGTTAGTCATAAAATTCTCATTAATACACCATTTTTTCCAAGATATTTCATAGGCATTATTTGATGCCCATAATCCCCCACTTGGTTTAACAAATACTTCTCTATTTTTTATTTCTTTAAATAAATTTGATAAAAATTTATCATGTCCATAATGTATATATTTCATTTATTTTTTTTCTCCTATACTAAATTTATTTAATATGATTTTGCCATTGTTTAAGTCTAAAATAATTTGTGGCCTAATCAAATTTTTTTCTTTGCAATATTTTTCAATATAATTTGAAATAATAAAAAAATCATTTATAGACCTTAGAATTATCATTTTTTTACCGTTATTATCAATAAA